ACGACAACAACGTAATCATGTTGAAACGTGCCGAAAAACAAGCTAGGCTTTTAGAACGACGACAACAACAACGTAACACGAGGAGACGATAATATGTTGCTCGAAAAACTCAAAGCCATAGGCGTTTTTATCATGTTCGTACTTGTAATCCATCTCATAATGCTCGTGTTCATCGAGTTTATGGCAGGCTGTGGTACGAAAACCTACTACAACGACGGCACGTGGGAGACGATGCCGTGTGTTTTCATTCCCTACGAAACAACAACAGGCACATGGAGGTAAATATGCCAAAGTACACATTTGAATGGACGAGGACAACAACGTACTCGACAGTAATCGAAGCCGATAGCGAGACAGATGCTCACGAAGACTTGATGGACGACATCAAGGCACAACAAACCGACTTCACGTCTGACATAACAGACGAGGTGTTTGACGTGCCAGAAGAGTCGAGTGGTGTCATGTTCACACAAGAAATGAGCGATGACGAAATCAAGAAAGCTATCGAGGACAACGACAACATCATCAAGGGTGTGTTCGACAAGTGGAAGAAAGGTAGCAACACATGAACCGATTCCTCATTGAACGTGAACCACAACGTATAGCCAAATCACTATGCGACCAACACATTGTGAAGATGCCACTCGAAGAGGCACAGATGCTTTGCACGGCATTGTGGCATCACAACGCAGAGTTCGCCTTTGAAAACAACTTGTACAAACCAGTACATCAGAAACACCCATGCACCTTGTGGTGCATGGAGACACGAGACAACTTCAAATTCGCTTTCACGTTGTACTGGTGTATGTTGTTAGAATACAAGGTGCGATACCGAAGAATGCACGGAGCAAGAAAACACTTCCATGCAATCTTACAAGGAATACATCACATTCCAAAGGGCAAGATTACAAAGCACCCTCAATGCTTTGGACAACACTACGAGTCCATTAAGACGAACGAGGACTATCCTATCAATGCGTACAGAGACTTCTACAGACTAGACAAACTCTCCTTTGCGAGATGGAAACACAGTAGAAAACCTCATTGGTTAAACTAACGTACAGACACACACACACACATAGTCCGAAGGACTTATTATAGAGTGGCAGTTTCTGTCAATTTTCTGTTGTTTCTTTTTCACGACACAATAGGGGGTTGACAAACTGTCATTCATGTATTACAATCATCATTACACACAAGGAGGACTTATGATTGATGAGAAGAGAGTTGCTCACATACGAGCAGAACTAAAGGAAATCATGGCTATGGACTACGGCAAGATGCGTAGTAAATTACGTAGCATGGCTTCGCCAATACTTGCACATCACGTTGCAGATAACGATGTCGACATTGCAGACATTCAGAGACGTTCCACAAACGCAATAAAAATGCCAAGCTACAAGCCAACTGTGAGTGGTGTCATCATGTCTTGTTCTATTCCTGCGTTGTACGACATCATCTTCAGCGAATTTGGTGCTAGTAACGTACTCGATGCGATACTTGACCCATTTACCTATGGCTACTCAAACTCAAGCAAGAGTGGCTACGACTTTGGCAGACACAAAGAGGTGTCAGACGAGTTGCACAAACAGAGAGTCGAGTGGATTGGAACTGCACCTGACGAAAAAACGTCTACATGGCGAGACAGAGATGCACAAGACCTTGACGAGTTTGATGCCAACACTCTAGGTGCTAATGCATTGTTGGACATCATTTCGAAAGTTTGCCTTATGACAGAGTGTGAGGTTGACACGGACGACATCACTACTGCACTCGTTCAAGTGTTGAAGAACTTTGCCAAGACGTGGGAAGTTCCAATGTTCGACATCAAAGCACAAGGTCTTCACGACCTCATGGAAAACGAGCCATTGATTGCAACTGAGTACAACCTCAAACACCCAAATTGGAAAGAGACGGAAGACAAACTCAACGACAGAGACGTTCCGTTTGATGGTATATGTTCTCATGTTGTGTACAATCTCGCACAAATGCATTCATCTATTGGGTTGCACCCTAAACTTGGGTTGGGTACTAAGAGTAAGGCGTCTCTTGCCTCAAAGGTGAAGAGTGCAAGCAAAGATAGCCTCAACCTTGTGAACATGACGTTGAAGACCATCGGACTAGACGACATCGAGAAACTGTCTAACGACTACGATGACATGATGAGCAAGGTAGACGTTCAAGCCGAGGAACTTGCAGACATGGAGAAAAAGCTGAGAATCATGTCAGCGAGTACTGCGATTGCACCTAGCAAAGTCGAGGCAAGTGGTGAGATACCAAGTGGTAAGCAAGTAACGAAGAAAGCACATGAGGTATTCACGATACCAAGTGCGAGTAAGAAGATGTTCGACTTCGACATTCTCACATGGGAATGGGAGAAGCCACACCCTTACGTTCCTGCGATTGACAGTGGATACATCTTCAGACCATCGAGTTTGTTGAGAGTTCTGTATGCATTAAACACCAACCAACGTGTGTATCTACATGGTCATACTGGTAGTGGTAAGACGACTTTCATTGAGCAAGTTTGTGCTTACACATCGACACCATTTATGAGAGTGAACTTCGACAGTGAGGTTACACGTATGGACTTACTTGGCAGAGACGTGCTGACCACTGGTTCGAGTGGTGCTACGGAGTCCAAGTTCGTTGAGGGTATCTTGCCAAAGATGATGACGACACCATGTGTTGGTTGCTTTGACGAGATTGACTTCATCAGACCAGACGTTGCTTACGTGATGCAGAGAGCATTCGAAGGCAACGGATTGATGCTAACGGAAGATGGTGGACGTGTAGTTCAACCACACCCACAGTTCAGAATGGTCGCAACTGGTAACACAGTAGGTCAAGGCGATGAATATGGTATGTATCAAGGTGCAAGACCACAGAGTATGGCGATGATTGACAGATTTACCATATGGGTCAACGTACCATACCTTGACAAAAAGCAACGTGATGATTTGCTCAAGAGCAAAGTTCCGTTGTTGAAAGACAATCAACGTGAGCAACTCAATCAGTACGTTGGTGAACATCTTGAAGCATTTACCACATCGAAAGTGCTTCAGCCAATATCGCCACGTGGTATGCTATCTCTTGGCGATACAATAGTGAACTTCTGCACGTTGTTTAATAACAAAGATGCCGTGAATGAAGCACTTGAAGCCGTGATACTTGACAGATGTACGCAACAAGACAGAGCCGTACTCAAAGGTATCGTAAACAGAATCTTTTCATAAGGAGGTAACATGAGAGGAATAGCTTTTCGTAGACACCAAATGAATAGAATGATTGACAAAGCCAAACGTATCGTAAGAGCAGACGAGTGGTACACACAAAGGCTTGTTGATGGAGTGGTGGTCAGAGAAAACTTTGACCATCACATTGAGGCTAAGAAACGAGCGAATAACTTAGCCATGTGTAGTTGCAACATATGCAGACCACACAAACACTTAAAACTAACCAAATATGAGAAAGGGAAGTACCTATGAGTAAACACATTGATGCAAAATCGTTTAACGAAGAAGTAGTGACAGGCATTATGAGAATTGTAGCACTATGCACTACTGAGTTAATGAAAGAAGTTGATGGCGACAAGAGAACTACTGCCAATGCGTATGATGGTGGTAGGAAAGAGATTGCCAAAGACGTACTCACCATAATCAAAAACATAAACTTGGAGGCAAAATAATGAAATCGGATTTATTTCAACACGAGGTTCGCAAGACCTCATCAGTATTCGGTAGGAAAGAAGACGTGACAGTTGAGTTTCAAGGCGAAGATGCCATGACTAACGGCTC